GTGACAATGGCCCCCCGCACGATGGTGCAGTACATCGACATCTCTCGCAAACTTATGATGCAGAGTGACCCGTCGGTTGACGCAGTTCTGCGTAACGACATGGTTCAGCAGTTCGCATCTAAGTTGGACGAAGTTGCTATCGAAGGCGGCGGCGCTAACGAACCGACTGGTATCCTCGGCACTTCCGGCATCGGCTCGGTTGCCCTGGGAACCAACGGCGGCGCAATCACCTACGCATCATTGGTCAACCTTGAGCGCGAAGTCGCTATCGACAACGCACTGGCTGGTTCTCTCGCTTACCTGACCAACCCGAAGGTTGTTGCAGCTATGCGTCAGACCGCTCGCCAGACCAGCGGTGTTGAAGGCAACTTCATCCTGAACGATACCAACACTCTGTTGGGCTACCGCGTAGCTTCATCTACCTTGGTTCCGAGCGATCTGACCAAGGGTACTTCTAGCGGCGTTTGCTCTGCTGTTGTGTTCGGTAACTATGCCGACCTGATGATTGGCCTTTTCGGGGGCTTAGACGTACTCGTAGATCCTTATACGGGTTCTTCTACTGGTGCTACCCGTATTGCCATGTATCAGGATGTGGATGTGGCTGTACGTCACGCCGAATCCTTCGCGGCAATCAAGGATGTCACTACTGTCTAAGTTGTGATAGAAAGGGGCCGGGGGAAACCTCGGCCCTTTTTTTATGCAGCCAGTTGAATACTTCAAAGACGAATACAAAGGCAAAACCTGCGCCATTCTAGGCGGCGGGGTTTCTTTGATAACCGATCTTCGGGCCATCGAACCCGTTGATATTCTGATCGGCGTTAATCAGCATTCCCTTATACTCCCACTCGACTTCCTTGTATTTCGAGACCGTGAAATTTGGCCCCTTATCAATCAAATCTACGACTGCAAATTCGTCACGCACCTCAACAAGTTCAACGATTCTCGCGTAATCCACGCTGGCATTGCCCCGCCCATTGGCTATTCCGGCGGAATGGCAGTATGGTTTGCCGATTACTTGGGGTTTGAACGCATCGACATTTGTGGGATGGATCAATACGATCCAAACAAATATGGCGGGCGTGAATATTGGTGGGAAGGGCCACAAGCGACCAAATCCAGACCGCACACAAGTTGCAATTCTGATCTAGGTCGTATGAAATTGTTTATTGACACATTGCAACATCCGGAGCGGATATGGTTTACATCGGGACGACTCAAAGGAATTCACCAGTGAAAGTAATGCTCAGAAGCTCGATTCTTTGGGAAAAAGAACACCGCGACGCAGGCGAAGTGATTGAAGTGAGCGAGATCGACGCACAATGGCTTATTGGCCGTGGTCGCGCCGTTCCCTACGCAGAACCACAAAAGCCAGCGACTAACCGCGCAGTTGATTTGGAAACCTCAGAACAGCCACAGAAAACGGTCAAGCGTAGCTGGAAAAAGAAGACAGCAGACTTTGAATAGCTGATAGAATACACCGTGACGTGATTTTCACGAGGGGCTGAGATGGCCGTAGAAACTGATGTAGAACGCGCGATATTTCTGGAGGTCGATGATTTCGGCTCTTCAGCGACCTATACGCCGCTTTCTGGTTCTCCTTCTACGATCTCTGGCTTATTCGACAATGAATATCTTGCCGTGGACGCTGGCGGCTCTGTCCCCGTGGCGATGCAGCAGCCAATGTTCACCTGCCTGACCTCTGCTGTGAGTTCGGCGCAAGAAGGCGATACCCTGGTCATCTCTGCGACGACCTACAAGGTCACGAATGTTCAGCCTGACGGTCAAGGTATGACCGTCCTGATGCTTCAGGAACAGTAATGCCACACGCAAGAGAGCAGATTCGCGATGCCGCTGTAACCGCTCTCACCGGTCTCACAACGACTGGCACAAGAGTATATCGGTCTCGGATCTATCCGCTGGCGCAGGCCAAGCTGCCTGGTCTGGCGATCTATACCAAATCTGAATCCACAGACTATGCAACTCAAGCGCGTCCGCGCACGTTGATTCGCACCTTATCGGTGGCTGTTGAGGCTTATGTTTCAGCTAATACAGATTTTGACGAAACGATTGATGACATCGCTTCTGAAGTCGAGGTCGCCATGTACAGCAACTTGACATTGGGTGGATTGGCAAAAGACAGTAAAATCAGCGGCATTGAAATTGATTTTTCGGGCGATGGCGAGAATCCTGTGGCCGTTGCCACGCTCACCATCGACATCACTTACGTTACCACCGAAGGTAGCCCGAACACGGCGGTGTGATATGAAGATGATTAAGTTGTATTCTCCAGATGGAAAGACTTCTGTTGAAGCGCACCCATCATCGGCTGAATCCATGAAGAATGCAGGATGGACTGCTGAACCTGTGAAAAAAACAGCAGCAAAGAAGCCCTCTAAGGCGGCAGCGCCAGTTGAGGAACCCATTGAATCGGCTCCGTCCGAAGATTCCGAAAAGGAGTAAATTATGGCGACGCATACCGGCTCGGAAGGAGTCGTAAAAGTATCAAGCAATCAAGTAGCGGAGATTCGCTCTTGGACTGTTGATGAAACCGCTGATGTGCTTGAAGACACTAGCATGGGCGACACCGCTCGTACCTACAAATCCTCATTGACCAATTTCACTGGCTCAATGGATGTGTATTGGGACGAAACCGACACGACTGGCCAAGGTGCATTGTCGATTGGTTCTGAAGTAACCATCAATGTGTACCCGGAAGGCGATGACAGCGGTGACACTTACTACACCGGCACAGTAATCGTGACTGGCGTATCGCGCACTGCATCGTTCGACGGCATGGTTGAAGCGTCTATTTCCTTCCAAGGAACTGGCGCACTGAGCGCAACCACCGTTTAACAGGTCAGCGGTGGCTAGGGTGGCGCACCCGAAAAGCGGCTTTCCGAGACTGCCTGCCATCGCTACTTGATTCTCGGATCTCACTCGGAGAGAACTTATGTCAGATGTACTGGAAAAAGCGAAGCAGCACTTTCGCACTCAGATCGCAAACAAGCAGGATTCGTTTCATGTTCCCGAATGGGACACGACGATCTACTACAAGCCGATCAACGCTCGTCAGCGTGATGCCATCTTTAAGCTGGCAAACGAAGGCAAGTATCTTGAGGCAATGGTAGAGAACCTAATCCTGCGCGCTCTGGACGAGGAAGGTAAGCCAATTTTTAAGGCAGTGCATAAAGTCGAATTGATGCGTCATACCGATCCTGATGTGATTACGCGCATCGCTTCGCAAATGGGTGCAATCGAAGATCCAGATGATGATGCGGGGGAAAAGATCGACCCAAAAGCATCATAAAAGCTGACAATGAACTGTATGTTTTTTATGCCTTAGCTGAAAAACTACATATGTCAGTAGGGCAGGTCATGGATCTGCCGGTGACTGAGATTGAGGGATGGGTTGCGTTTTTGGAACTTGAGGCCGAACGTCAAAAACAGGCAATGAAAAAGCGATGAATCCAACAGTATCAGTTACTTTCAAGGCGTTAGATAAGACTAAAACAGTCTTTGCAAGCATTACTCGGCGCACGGGAGTAATGGGTTCGATGTTGTCTGGCGCTACCAAGATGGTGCGCCAGTTCAACTCTGCCCTTGGCCAAGTGCCAACCGTCGCCTTTGCTGGTCTTGCCGGTGGCTTGACGATATTCACCAAGTCTGTGATTGAGTCACAGATGCGCGTTGATTCACTAAAGAACTCATTGTTGGTCGCAAAAGGATCAGCAATGGGAGCCGAGGTTGAATTCAATCGATTGGTCGATATGTCAGAGGAGCTCGGCCTCAGCTTTGAGGCTGTTGCTGATACTTTCAAGAAATTCGGTATTGCTGCAAAAGCAGCAGGGATGTCGGCAGCAGAAACGGACAAGATTTATCGTTCTGCATCTAGAGCCTCCGTTGCGATGGGGCTATCCACGGAAAACACACGTCTTACCTTGAAGGCTCTTGAACAGATGATGTCCAAGGGTACGGTTCAAGCGGAAGAATTGCGTGGTCAGTTTGGTGAGCATATTCCTGGTGCGTTTGACATGGCTGCGAAGGCTATGGGCATCACTACCCAAGAATTCAACAAACTGATGGAAAACGGTCAGATTCTAGCCAAGGATCTGTTGCCAAAACTTGCTGATGAGATGGATAGGACGTTCGGGCCTGGCTTTGAAAAGGCCCTCGGTCAAACGCGCGCAGCACTGAACAAACTTCAAACCCAGTTTGATCTATTCAAGCAGGCCGTTGCTGAGAGCGGCATTGCAAAAATCTTTGCTGACATTGTGAATTCAATGGCCGAGAAGTTAAAAGAATGGCGAAAGAGCGTTGATGACACAGCATTGGCTCTTATCAAGTTCGTCAAGGAGAACAAAGAGCAATGGATTAAAGCAGCAAACAATGCTTTGACTGCGATCAATAAAATCCTTCTTGGCCTTCAGACATTCATCAACTTTGTTGGTAAGGCGATTGGCAGCTTAGAGAACTTTGCCATCGCAATGGCTGCTATTGCTGGCGCATCCGCTGGCGCAGTTGCAGGGCCGTGGGGCGCAGCGGTTGGCGCTATCACTGGCGCAGTTGCAGCATATGTTGCGCTCAACACAGAAATGGGAAATACAACTGCAACAGCCAAGGAAATGCAGGCAATCCAAATTCCTTTACTGGAAGGCGGCAATGATTATTTGGTCATGCTTGAGCAAATGATTATTGAAAATCAAGTTCTCTCAGAAAAAGTTGTCCTCGTAAAAGAATATTTGCGACAACTCAAGGGATCATTTGATGCTCAGAAGGAACTTCAGGCTATGTTTAAGTCTGTTATTTCCGCAAGAAAAAATGATCTGATCTCAATGGAGGATGCTAGAGAGCAGATTCTAGCCATTGCTGATGCGTATAAATTGTATGCACAAGAAGCTTACACAGCTTCAGATGCAAACAAAGTAGTCAGCGATACGGTGAAGGGGATGCAAGAAGGCTTGACCGCCTATCATACTGAAACAACAAAATCCGTTGGCATTGTTAAAACTGTAAAAGACGCAACGGTTAATGCCTTCAAGTCAATGGAAGATGCCATTGTTGAGATGGCGCAGACTGGCAAGATTTCCTTCAAGAGCATGGCAAATTCGATCTTGGCTGACATTTATCGAATTCAGGTCAGAAAGACAATCACTGGGCCGCTGGCTGGTATGGCGAATAGCTTCTTTGAAGGCTTTGATTTTGGCAGCTTATTCAAGGCAAATGGTGGCCCGGTCGCAGCAGGAAGTCCGTATATCGTAGGTGAGCGCGGGCCAGAACTATTTATGCCTGGTCGTTCAGGGACGATTGTTCCAAACAATCAGCTTGCCGCCGCACCTGCTGCGCCCCAGCCAGTCCAGATCACCTACAATATCCAGTCATGGGATTCCCGCGATACGATGATTGCCATTCAGCAGAGTGCGCCTCAGATCGTGGGCATCGTTCAAAACGCATTCAATAAGCGCGGACGCAGAGGACCGATGGGATGAGTGGCACATTTCCGACTTCACCTGTTCCGGCTGATATTAAGGTTTCCTCATTCACGCCGACGCTGGTATCGCAG